TCAAGGACTGTTTCTATTGGGGAGAGATTAAGACTTTGCCGATTACGGAGCTCATGAAGATTGACCCCAGCCTCACCAACGAGGACTTGGAGGAAATCAGTAAGTACAGTCAAAGCTGGTACGACTACTACAACACAGCTCAGTATTACGAGAACGATATGTTCCATCGTGATACAGCCACGTTGATGTACTTCAATTACAAGACGACCAAGAAGGTGGTCTATAAGCGTAAGAAGCTTGAGGGCGACGGCGCTCGCGTTATTGAAAAGGACGACCAGTTCAACCCTCCCGAGGAGATGATGGAGGAGGGTTCATACGAGAAGGTTGAGAAGACCATTGACGTATGGTACGACGGCGTTATGGTTATGGGGACCAACATCCTATTGAAGTGGGAAGTGGCACAGAACATGGTGCGCCCTAAGTCTGCGTCTCAGCATGCCTTGCCAAACTATGTGGCTACAGCACCACGGATGTATAAGGGCGTTATCGAGTCGCTTACGCGGCGTATGATTCCTTTCGCGGACCTCATTCAAATTACGCACCTCAAGCTACAGCAGGTTATCTCTCGCACCGTTCCTAACGGAGTGTATATCGATGCTGATGGATTGAGTGAGATAGACCATGGTACGGGCAATGCCTATAGTCCAGAGGATGCTTTGCGCTTGTACTTCCAAACTGGTAGTGTAGTGGGGCGCTCATACACCCAAGACGGAGAGTACAATCAGGGAAAGGTTCCTATCCAAGAGCTGAATAGCAACAGCGGTGCCGCCAAGACGCAGATGCTGATTGGTAATATGAATCATTATTTGCAGATGATTCGTGACGTAACGGGACTCAACGAGGCCCGCGACGGAAGTACTCCTGACCCCAACAGTCTTGTTGGATTGCAGAAGCTGGCTGCTGCCAATAGCAATACGGCTACCCGACACATCTTGGATGGTAGCCTGTATATGTTCCGCTCTCTGGCTGAGGCACTTACATATCGTGTTAGCGATATTCTGGAGTACGCTGACTTCAAGGATGAGTTCGTTAATCAGATTGGTAAATACAACGTCAGTATCCTCCGTGAGATTAGTGAGCTGTACATCTATGACTTCGGTGTATTTATTGAGATTAGCCCCGACGAGGAGCAGCGTGCTCAGCTTGAGGCGAATATCCAAATGGCTTTGAGCAAGGGTGGTATCGACCTTGAGGACGCCATAGATATCCGAGAGATTAAAAACATTAAGCTCGCCAACCAACTTCTCAAGATTAAGCGTGTTGCGAAGCAGGAGGAGGAGCGTCAGTTCCAGCTCCAGCAGCAGCAGATGCAGGCGCAGAACAACATGCAGTCACAGCAGATGGCGGCGCAGACCGCTATGCAAAAGATTCAGGCTGAGGCCCAGAGTAAGATGCAGGTCAAGCAGGCGGAGATTGCTTTCGAGATTGAGAAGATGCAAGCTGAGGCTCAGGCTAAGGCCCAGCTTATGGACCTTGAGTTCAAGTATAACCAACAGCTTCATGGCATGCAGGAGCAGCAGTTGCAGGTTCGGGAGGATAAGCGTGAAGACGCTAAGTCAAGCAGAATCAGTCAACAAAATACTGAGCAGAGCAAGCTTATTGACCAGCGGAAGAATAACTTGCCGCCTATGAATTTCGAGTCGAACGAGGACAGCCTCGATGGTTTCGACTTGGCCGAGTTTAGTCCACGATAAAATATATATAAATGGAAATTAAAGTAAGAGAGGTAACTGAGGTGGAGTCTAAGTCTACACAGCAGGTAGAGCAGGAACTGCTCGATAAGCACGCGGCGAAACAAGAGGGTAACGTTACTCCCGAGTCCGAGCCCGAGCCCGAGGCTCCCTCGTTGTCTGAGGACGAGGTACGGTCGTTCTTGAGTACGCGATACGGGCGTGAGATTGGCTCGTTGGACGAGCTAAACGAGGTGCGTGAAACGCAGGTGGAGTTGCCAGAGGATGTGGCGGCGTACTACAAGTACAAGCAAGAGACCGGTCGCGGTCTGCAAGATTTTATGAAAGTCAACCAAAACCTTGCCGAAGCAGACGGGGATGGGTTACTAAAAGAATACCTCCTACAAACTGAAGACGGCCTCGATGCAGAGGACGTAGAGATGATGATGGAGGACTATAAGTTTGATGAAGACCTCGATGACGAGGCCGACATTAAAAAGGCTAAATTAGCCAAGAAGAAAGCTGTTGCTAAAGCACGGAAATACTTCGAAGAAGAGAAGGAGAAATACCAAGCACCTCTTGAGTCAAGGGGCGCAGGTTCTCTGGAGCAATCTGAGGAGTACAAAGAGTACAAGCAATATGTTGAGCAGGCGAAGACTTACCAAGAGGAGCAAAAGCGCAGGAAGGATTGGTTTGACGAAAAGACAGGAGAGGTGTTCAGTGAACAGTTCAAAGGTTTTGAGTTCAATCTAAACGACAAGTCCTACGTGTATTCTCCCGGTGACCGTGGTGAATTGAAGAAGTTGCAGCAAACTCCCGAGGCTTGGTTAAACAAGTATCTGGATGAGCAGGGCTTAGTCAAGGACGCTAAGGGGTACCACAAGTCATTAGCCGTCGCGATGAACCCCGAGAAGTTTGCCGAGTTCTTTTACGAGCAAGGCAAAGCGGCTGCGGTGGATGACGTGATGCGAAAGACTAAAAACATTAACATGTCCGAGCGTCCCGTTCCTCAAGCTGTTTCTAAGGGGGAATTCAAAGTTCGAGCCGTAACACCTAATTCGGGTAACGGCTTGAAAATTCGTAGTCCAAGAAACAAATCATAAGAAAACATGGCAGGTTCAGTAAACACAACCCCGGGGTTCCAACTCCAGCCGAGCGCAGACCAAGTCCCGCTCTCGACAAACTACATCACCAACTTCAACTTTCTCAACCAGTATCTCCCTGATACTTACGAGAAGGAGTTCGAGCGTTATGGAAATCGCACAGTAGCATCGTTCCTCCGTATGGTTGGCGCGGAGTTGCCATCCAATTCAGACCTCATCAAGTGGGCTGAGCAGGGTCGTCTCCACACCAAGTATGTCGAGTGTGGCACGACAGCCATTGCTACTGCTAATGTCGCAACATTTCAAGTCAATGACGTCTTGAACGCTAACGGATTTGTTGGTGGCCATACAGCTAACAACATCGCTATCCGTGTCGGTCAAACTGTAATGCTTGACCAGAACAATGGCACCGGAAGTAACAAGGCTATCGTGACCGACGTTGACCTTACGCTCAATCAGTTTGACGTTGCGTTCTATGACGCTGGTGGATACGCTGGTGTTGCTGGAGCCCTTACGGACACTAATGTAACTGTGTTCATTTACGGTTCTGAGTTCGAGAAAGGAACTTTAGGAATGGATGGTTCACTCGAAGCTGAGGACGAAATCTTTGAGTGCAGCCCTATCATTCTGAAGGACAAGTATGCGGTCAATGGTTCTGACATGGCTCAGATTGGATGGATTGAAGTGACCACCGAGAACGGTGCGAATGGATACCTCTGGTACATGAAGTCTGAGCACGAGACCCGTCTCCGATTCGACGACTACCTCGAGACATCTATGCTGGAAGCAGTTCCTGCTGACGTAGGTGGTGCTGGTTCAGGTGCAGCGTCTGCTGGTTACAAGGGTACCGACGGTATCTTCTATACCCTCGAGACTCGTGGTAACGTTTGGTCTGGCGGTATCCCCGCCGCTTTGGCTGACTTCGATGCAATCATCTCTCGCTTGGATAAGCAGGGTGCCATCGAGGAGAACGTCATCTTCGTTAACCGTGACTTCGGGTTTGCCATCGACGATATGTTGGCTGCTCAGAATAGCTACGGTGCTGGCGGAACTAGCTACGGCTTGTTCGACAACGACGAGCAGATGGCTCTCAACCTTGGCTTCACAGGCTTCCGCCGTGGTTACGACTTCTACAAGTCTGACTGGAAGTACTTGAACGACCCAACTATGCGTGGTGGTCTCGCTTCTGGCGGAATCAACGGCATGATGGTTCCTGCCGGTAGCACTACCGTGTACGACCAAGTGTTGGGTAAGAACGCCAAGCGTCCGTTCCTCCACGTCCGCTACCGTGCCTCTGAGACTGAGGACCGCCGGTACAAGACTTGGATTACAGGTTCTGCTGGCGGAGCTATGACTAGCGACCGTGACGCGATGGAAGTAAACTACCTCTCTGAGCGTGCAGTATGCACCATGGGAGCGAACAACTTCTTCCTGTTTAACGACTGATTCTAACCGGGTATTGGGGGCGCAATCGGCGCCCCCACTATCCATCCCTTTAAATAAATTATTAT